TCATATCACAACATAATAATTACAGCGTTTTGCAGTCAAATGCAAAGCGCTGTTTTTATATCCAAATTTATCCGCCACCCGGAGCAAAATGGTGTCGCGCAATATTGGGACTGGCCAAGTAAAAAGGGAGCGCGGGAAAGGACAGACATGGACCGGCTTAAAGACATTTTAGGCGACGCACACACCGAGGACATCGACAAGAAGATAGCGAGCTATATCGGCAAGAACTTTGTTTCAAAAGCAGATTTTCGCGCCGAGTCCGATAAGGTCAAGAACCTTGAGGGCCAGATAACAGAGCGGGACAGTCAGCTTGAAGAGCTCAAAAAGGTTGATACCGCCGGACTGCAGGCTACAATTACACAGCTGCAGAACGAGAACAAGCAGGCTAAGGCTAAGTATGACAGCGATATCGCTGCCATGAAACTTGACTCCGCTATCGATGCCGCTATTACAGCCGCCAAGGGCAAGAACGCAAGAGCGATAAAAGCCTTGATAACACCCGGCAGCGTGAAGCTCGACAAAGACGGCAAGCTCGAGGGCTTTGACGATCAGCTCAAAGCAATCAGAGAAAGCGACGCCTATCTCTTTGACAAAGTCGAAACCAGACAGAGGGGCGGAGACCCCGACCACGGAGGCGGAGACCCCGAACCGGGCGAAGCCCCCGAAAACTATGCCGATTATGTAAATTGGCGCAAAAATCAGTAAAAACGGAGGATTTAACAAATGTCAAACAAATTTCTGACTCCTCAGATAGTCGCGAACGAGGCTCTTATGGTGCTCGAGAACAATCTCGTTGCTGCCGACCTTGTCCATAAGGACTATTCCAAGGAGTTCGCACACGTCGGTGATACCATCACCATCCGCAAGCCCGCGAAGTTTTCCGCGAAGAACTTCGTCGGCGAGACCGTAGATCAGAACGTGAACGAGGGCAGTGTCAAGGTGACCCTTGACCATTTCCGCGATGTCACCGTTCCGGTCACTTCCAAGGAAATGACCCTTGACATCAAGTCATTTTCTGAGCAGATTATCTCTCCTGCGGTGCAGGCCATATCCCAGGCTATCGACAGCGATATTATTGCTGAGGGCATCGCGAATGCCGGCAACACCGTGAGCGGCACCGCGAACGCGACCGACCTCAAGGACATTGCCAACATTGCCAAGGCGTTTGACCTCAAGGGCGTGCCGATACAGCAGCGCAGACTGCTCGTCAACCCGACGCACAAGTATCGCTATCTGACCACGGAGAACCTCTCAAAGGTCGCATACGCGGGCAACTCCGACGCCCTGCGTTCGGCGGAGCTCGGCTCTATTTATGGTCTTGACACCTATATGTCGCAGAATGCCCCCGATACCCTCGCGGCAACTGCGGGTACTGCGACC